TAACAGCTTCGAGGCGAAGCGAAACGTCATTATTGCCAGCCGGATAGGCTTTGATGCCAGCCGATCTCAAGATCTGAAATGGCGTGCGCTCATCAGTCTGAGCCCGGTAATCGCCAGCCGGATCGCCATGCACATGAGCTTGGAAACCAGGAAACCGTTGAGCCAATTCCATACGGAATAGGTCAGCGAACCTGACAATCCCCATATCCTGGGCAACCAATTCGTGTAGTATCAACCACTTACCACGAATGTGCTGGCAGAAAACAGCCGCAGGAGTCAAGCCAAAGTCCATGCCGACGATGATCGGTACGTTCGGCACAGGGATGATCGGCTCCTTGGCCACATGGATCTCGTCAGTAAACATGGGATAAATCACCTTGCCGTCCGAAAGACTGCCAAGTTTATTCAAGACATAGACGTCAATCCAGTTCTTGGCCTTACCCTTGATGATATCTGGATAGTACTGAGGCGTCAGGTTCTTACGGTTCTCAGCATCGGGATTCATCTTGTATCCGGTGAGATTACCATCCTGATCCTTGATCGCCAGCATACCACCAGGCTGATTGAAGAACTTCCATGTGTCGGGCTTCACCAACATGAGGGCTTCTTCACGGGTCACATGATCCGGCAGCGGCGCTTCGCCAGCCATGATCGGCCACCAATGATCTTCATCCGGCGCATTGGTGTCGGCAATCACGCCATACCAAGTCGGGCCACCGTCTTTCATAGAAGGAAATCGGCCGACACGCATAGTACATGCATCCACGATAGCCTTGGGAACTTCGCGTGCTTCGTTGATCCAGACGCCAGTAAGTTCCAATGACAGAAGTTTCTTCACATCTTCGGCTCTATCGAGGGCCAAGAAGATGACTTCCATGTCAACAGTACCACGGCGAAGTCGATGGGTGTACGGCGGTGGATGCCAGAGCATCTTGCCCCAGATATCCTCAGGAAACCAATCCAGCCATGTCTTGATGGTTGTGGTTCGCAACTGGGGATAGGAATTTCGGACGATGGCCCACCGAGTTCGGCGCATACCATTCTTGTCCGGCTCTTGCTGGAGCGCACGCCGGAAGATCTCGACGGCGCAGCAGACAGATTTACCAGCGCCGACAGGTCCACGCAAGCCACGAAAGAAGGAGTTATCCTTCATGAAGTGCTTGAGCGTATCGCCTTCCGGCTTATAGCTGAAACTCAATTGAACATCCCGGCATCGACAGCTTTCTTGACGAGATTACCAGCGATCTCTGGACCCCAAGCGTCAATCAGTTGATCGCATGCAAAGTTGGTCAGCTTGTCTTGCGGATAATGCTTCAGATGGACTTTACGGACAATCATCCGCAGCCGCTCACGATCTGTTACAGAAAGTTGCGTAGTAAATCCACCAGGATCAAGAATGTCGCTCATGTCCAAACACCAGTTCTTGAACCATATCGAAGAGCTCGACTACATCATCCTTATCCAAAAGACCAGGATATGTAGCTACAAGACCACGGTCATCTTCATCGACGCCGATCAGAACCACATTCTTGAGGCGTCCACGGACCAGATCCAAGATGTCATCGATGTCAGCGGGTTCGGTTTTATAGATTGTTTTTGGTTCGGAACGTGGCTTAAACCGGATGACATTGCCCATAGCGGTCACTTCATTCCCTTAATGGTCACAACTTATGAACGAGGAAAATAAGGATGACGAGCTGGAGGCTTATCACCAACAGCTCGCCAACTGAAAGAGCTATGGCGCTCACTTCATTCCCTTAGAAGCGGCCATCTTCTTGGCAGCAGCCATAGCCATCTTCTTCTTGGCCGGAGCCATTGCCTTTGCAGCAGCCATCTTCTTGGCCGCAGCGCCAGCCATCTTCTTTGCCATCTTCGCCATGTTACTTTCCTTTCGCGGCAAGCTCTTGGAATTTCTTCTTGCCATACTTCTTGCGCCCGATATAGGCGGCAAGTGCCTTTGGATCTTTAGCGCCCTGCTTTTCAAGCTTACTAATGAGCTGTTTATAGCGGCCACCACCACCCAATTCCATGGAATCCTTAGACATTTACTTCTTCCTTTTTTTCAAAGCCTGATATCGAGCCAGCAAAGCACGGCCCTTTGACACCGCACTGGCCTTGTCGCCACCATGACCCCAAGCCTCAAGGGAGAGTTTAAGCCGTGTCGGCTTGCCATTGTCATCTTTTAAGGGGCCATCCGATGAACCCATGCGGACAAGGAACGATCCCTTGCGGCGCATCTCCTCTGGTCCAGAAGGCGCACCCTTCACCGGAGCCTTGAGATTACCGCCCGTCTCTTTCTTGTAAGAAGCACGGCCAGCTTCATTCAACCCACCCTTGGGGTTCTGACCAGCCTTACGTTGCCAAAGAGGAGTAGCCATCGATCACCAAAGAGTAAGAGCTAGAGAGCATGGCACTTGGAAGCATACCCTCTAGCTCAATGCCCCCGTACCGACAGAAGCAATGGCAAACTCTCATAGAGAGGATTTAACTCAATGGACTAAACACTGCATGTGTGCAGCGAACCTTTTGGGGGAAAAATAAATGTATAGGACCTCGCAATGGGTAGAAGTCACTACTTTTGACCCCCCCTGCCTCATCAGGAGAGATCGATACTAATCTTCAGTTCCCCGTCCAAGCGGTGATCAACCTTGTCTGGGGCTTTCATTCCCGCTCTGTCTAGTAGATCACGAGAGGCTTCAAGCTTTACGTAATCACTTTTAGCGTCGGAGCTCAACTCTATGATGGTCATTAACGCCCTTGGAGCAGCAGCACCTACGGCTAGGGCAGTCCTCTTGTAAATCTCTTGCAATATCAGTGGGTTCTTCAGCAATCTGTTAGCTTCAACATGCGCTGAATTCTGTGCGTAACCAGCCTCCCTCGCGGCTGCTGTACCCTTACCACCGTTTGCTACATACTCATCACAGAACGCATCCTGTTTGGGTGTTAGAGGAGATGCATCAGATCTCTGAATGATCGAGTTCATATGGTGTCCTAGCTTGCTATTGTCTTATAGAGTAAGGCTGTGGATAAACCTGTCAATGTACCCAGTTAAGCCTCAGGGTTTGGGAGAGACCTCGGCGTAGCCTCGGCACGGCTCTCGTGAATGGAGCCACCTACGGCGTCTCCACCCCTTTGGGGCTTCGATCCTCTCTCAGACTAATGATCGCCATAGTCAACCCGGTCGTACCACATAAGGACGGCTTGGTGCCGACATAGTGGCTGCTGTTATGCGCCCCTCCGGGTCGCGCAGCCACGCAACGGCCAACGCTTGACGGCCATGGCCGCAAGCATTGTCCTCCCGTGCCGCCGCAGCGTCACAGTCGCTTCGCTCCTTGGCCATCCGGTTGGGGTGAGCGATCTTTCCTATTCACATTCTTGTGATCAAAAAGATTCAAAGTATAGTTGACTATACAAACCAGCTTTTATATTCTGTTGATGTTGGGAATGACCAACGCACTTGGAGATTAAATCATGTCAAAGAAGATCACAGTTGATGCCGCCCTTAACGCAATTGCCGCCCACTTCACATTCAACCAGACCGTGCGCACTGGCGAGGGTGACATCGAAAAAAACCAGCTCGCCTTTATCCAAAAGCGTGTACTGAATGGCCTCTGCACCAGCGTTGCTTTCACTTTGTCCGATAATCGCAAGAGCTTTGATCAGGCAAAAGAGAAAATTGCAGTTGCACAGCACGCCCACCGTGGTGACGAGCTCAGCGAGCAGATCCTAGACCGCGCGAACAACTGGGCAGAACGTCTTGAATTGCAGATTGCAATGCTTGAGGGTTTTCTTGATGTCGCCACCCGCACTTATGAAACCTATACAGGCGAGACATACATCGAACCGCCGCGCAAACCAGCGCCGCGCAAAGAGTTCTCGACTCCCGCGATGGAGCGCGCCGCTCGCTTCACTGGCCTCAGCACCGAGACGCAGCAAATCAAGATAGCTTGACGCTGAAACGGGAGGGGCTCCGGCCTCTCCCACCTCTCCCGCACCGCAACAAAGGAGCGCAACATGATTGTGCAGCGCAAAAACTCAAAAAAATTTTTCGGGGCTCCGCCCCGTACCCCGACTGATTGGGTAGAAAGCAAGCATAATGAGGAGAATTACTACCTCCATCTTACAATGGAAGTTCTCTCATTTGTACTGGCGTGCTTTGTATTCTTCTGGATTTGGGTGATATTGCCGTAGCATTAAGTGCTTCGCTTCGCTCAGGTTTTGCCTGCGTCCAGGCTTCCGCTTCGCTCCAGACTGGACTACGGCCTTACTGAATATAGAAAAATCCTGACTGAGAAAGAGTACTACCTTCGGATAGAAAGCCAGGGGCTTGCTCAGTTGCACGGGGTGTGGGTGAGTTCTGTTTCACATGAAACAGGATTGAACCTCAGTCTGATTTTTTCACAGGGAAAACTAAAGCATCTCATTCTGAAGGAGGAAGAAATGAATTCAGTTACACATAACAAGCCAATCGATTGGATGAATCTACTCTGGGATATCATCTGGGACTACGAAGACTGTAAGTTCTCATGCCATGATATCAAGAATGCAGAGGAGTTCGAGCGCATGATGGACGAAGTAAAGACTGTCATGGCATGGATTGAGGAGGACTTAGGGATCGAACGTAAGATCGAGCGTTGACATCCTGCAAACTTGCAGTATCTTGCCCATGTCAAGTGGGAATTCTGAGAATGTCACAGCCTGAGATCAAAAGTTATTTCGTTCAGTTGGCAGAACTAGCAGTCAGTAAAGATGCCGATCTGAAAGAAGCCTTCCTCGATGCTGGAGTTCCAGATAGCACATACTATAGGGTGCTTAATGGGCGAGATCTTCATTACAGAACTGCACTCAAAGTCGCTGGCTCTCTCTCGGAACCCGATCAAGAAGCCAGTGTTCTCAAGGAACACGACACCGACACCGAGTGAAGAACAGTTTTATAAGTCGCTGATATCTACCTTAGTTCTGCGGCGAAAACTGATTGGCATGAGTCAAGAAGAACTATCCAATAGGATTGGAGTATCTGATTGCTATGTCAATAAATGGGAGAGCGGAGTTAAACTTCCCTCCTCATTCTATCTCATGTGTTGGTGCGTTGCACTCAACGTCAAGATCAAAGTGGTCGAGGAAACAGATGGCTAAACTACCTGTGTCAACTCAGGAAGCGAGGCAGTCTCGGCTGCTGAACAAGTCAAGGCGTGGTAAATACAATGCCAATGGTCAGCGGATCGATGGTCATTGGTTCGCCTCGCAGTCAGAAGCCAAGCGATACGAACAACTTAAGCAGTTACTAGCGGCTGGCAAGATTGATAATCTTGAACTCCAACCAGCCTATCCGATCACGCATTCAGGTCGGCCGATCACTACTTACAAGGCTGACTTTCGATACATCACATTGAACGAACTAGGTAGATCCGATTCGCTTGTTGTCGAAGACGTCAAAGGTATGATCACTGACGTTTATATCATCAAGAAGAAACTGGTCGAAGCTCAGTACCAGCTAAAGATCAATGAGATCCCTGCCAAAGACATTGAGAAGTGGATTGATCGAACCCCTTGAGTGGTCGCGACCCCCTCTCAGTGAGGGGTCGCTCGCACACAAGGAGGTTCGCGTGTCAATCGAAGCGCTTAACTATGCCCTCAATTTAGAGTTGCCCGATGTCGATGGGACAACCAAGCCGCTACTGAAGTTTGTACTGGTTGGACTAGCCAATCATGCAAACCCCCGTGGTGAGGCGTGGCCAGCCGTGGACAGGCTTTCTAAGTACACCGGGTTCAGTACTAGGTCAGTTCAACGGGGCCTGTCAGAGCTCGTTAAAATCGGTTTGATCAGAGTCGAGGAACAGCCTGGTCGAACCAACCTTTATATCATCACAGCATTCGACCAAGGTAGGGGTGACACCGTGTCAGGGGTGACACGGAGTCAGGGTGGTACGACACCCTGTCACCCTAACCATAAGGAACCATCAACTAATAATAGAAGGATGTGTCAGTTACCTTCAGACTTTGTACCGACAGAAGCCAACGTCGAGTGGGCTAAAGTATCTCGACCAGATGTGGATCTCAAAGATGCGACCGATCAATTCCGTGACTACTGGATCGGGAATGGAAAAACCAAACTCGATTGGCAAGCAACATGGCGTAACTGGATCAGGCGTAGTACCCCTACCAGGACTAGAGGGTATGTACGCAGTCATCCCGCCGACCTGGTTGCAGCCAATCGTCAACGAAGAACTGAGCTTCTTAGTGAGCTTGGTGAATATGAGGCGACCACTCCCAAACTCCTTGACTACTGAGGAGGCGAAGCAGTCGCTCACGAACGCCCTCGCTCAGGTGCGGGGTTCGTTCGCGCCAGCGTCGCCTCAAGAAATAACATCTGCCCTTGAGGTAGTGGCCGAAGTATTCAGAGCGCCATTGCCAGAGAGACAGGCGTTCAAACTATATGTCGCTGTGTTCCAAGACATACCAGCTGTGGCATTCAAAGAAGCGTGCCGACAGATAGTGCGTACCCATAAGTATCCAAATCTTCCACTGCCAGCCGAGTTCATCAATGCTGCGCAGCCAATCGTCGAGCAGATGCAGACATGGGATAAACGCATCTCGCTCGCATTAACTCGCATATAAATCCAACTGCACTATTGCAGGACCAGCACTAATGCAGTATAGTTGTATACACTAGAGGAGAGAGAAGCATGCACTTGGAAAATAAAATTATAGCTAGCCATCGTCGTGGTTTCATTGGCGGTTCGGATGCCATGCGAATCATGCGTGATGATTGGGTCGACCTGTATCTGGAGAAGGTAGGCGAGCAAGCGCCAGCCGATTTGTCTGATATCTTCAAGGTCCAGCTTGGCATCCGCTCGGAATACTTTCACGCCGAGTGGTTTACAAAAGTCAAAGGTCTCAAGACCGAAGTCGAGAAGGAGATGCGCGTTCATCCAGATCATCCTTGGATGTGCGCCAATCTGGATCGCTGGTTGCCGGAGTGCGATACGTTTTTAGAGATGAAGCATTCATCCAATGGGGTGACGGCTCGCGATAAGGCGCGTTACTACATGCCGCAGCTTCAGCACTATATGGAAGTTGCCAACGTCCGCACTTGTTTCTTCTCTGTTATTCGCGGCAATGATGAGCCAGACATCTGCATCGTCGAGCGCAATGACTTCTATATTGACGAGCTGATTAAGACAGAGAAAGCATTCTGGTGGCATGTCACCAATAAGATCAAGCCGGACATCACACCTACTGGAACGCTGGCCACAGCAGAGAAGATGATCGAGACAATCCGTGTCGATAACATGAGGATCATGGACATGACCTCAAACAATCTCTGGGGCGAACTGGCTAGCCGGATCATCGAAACATCTGGCGCTGCCAAGATCTACGATGAATCAAAGGAAGCGCTTCGTAAGCTGATCGAAGATGATTGGTCAGAAGCATATGGTCATGGCATTACAGCCAAGCGTGACAAGCGTGGTCGCGTTATCATTCGTGCAAGCAAGGAGGGTTGAGCATGAGCGTAGCACAAGAACTATTCGAGATCTTGAAAGCGGCACACAAAATGCACCGCCGTGATGATCCGCACACCAGCGAAGAAGCAGCACTTGCTGTCGCTCCGCATCTCAATGAGATCCACAAACAGGTCGAGGCATATGCCACGCGCTGCGGATACTTTGGGTTCACAGACTATGAACTCAACATTCACTTCATGACCACGAGTTCAACATATCGCAGCCGCCGTTCAGAGTTGACCGATATGGGGATCCTGGTGGATTCGGGTAAGGTTAAACGTAAGGAAGGGAGCGCACGCAACCATACAATCTGGATGCATCGTGATTTTGTGGGGAGAGTAAAATGACAAGCCATGATTGGATGATGAGACTTCATGATCTCGCACTAGAGATTGATGACTTCATCAATGATCCATCTGATGATGCGCTTAAGGCGCTATGGGAAAGAGCAATGAGCTACAAGATTGACATAGATCTTGAGCTCGATGTCGGTCCCGACACAGATGATGAAGATGACGCTGGTGCATTGGCATCAGCAGGATTTGGAACAGACGAGGATTATGGTGGAACAGATGACAGAACTTAACATTCATCAGCGTCTTGCTTTGGCAATGAAGCAAGTGACGTACATTCAGAAAGAGAAGAAGCAGGGTATGCGCTACTCGATTGTCTCGCATGACAGCGTGACATCGAAGGTGCGTCCGGCACTGCTGGAAGCTGGCATCGTGTACTATCCAATCGAAGTACAGCACCAGCAAAGTGGCAATCGCACCGAGTGTGCAATGACGGTTCGGTTCGTGAACGTCGATGATCCTCAAGACTTCTTTGATGTCGAGACGTTCGGCTATGGGTTGGATGATCAGGACAAAGGTCCGGGCAAAGCTATGTCTTATGCAGTTAAGTACGCTTTGCTGAAGACGCTTGGCCTTGAGACAGGCGATGATCCAGATGAGGATCAAGTCACCAACTTCCGTAATCCTGTGTTTGCTGCGCTCGAACTAGCGATCAGCATGTCATTGGTCACGTCTGATCTTGAGCAAGTATCAGCTCAGATCAAGGAGAAAGCTCTCCACCTGTCGAAGCCAGAGCTGGCTACGCTGCGGCAGATGTATCTTGAAAAGCGCACAGCACTTGAGAAGGAGTAAGTCATGGTTGCGAAGGTTACACTGCTCGGCAATACGGGTAAGGATCCAGAGATCAAAGCATACGGGGACAAGCGTGCCGCTCGTTTCTCTATCGCTGTCAATCGTTGGGTCAAAAAAGAAAAGACCACGATGTGGGTCAACGTGGTTATCTGGGATCAGAAGAAGGTTGATGTCGTCGAAGCTTATGTGCGTAAGGGCACGAAGCTTTACATCGAAGGCAATCTTGAGATCCGTGATTACGAGAAGGATGGACAGAAGAAGCAAGCAACGGAAGTTGTGATCGGTCCATTCAACGGTGAGTTGCAGCTGGTTGGTTCGACCAAGGATGCAGACACAGGTGGCTCATCCAAGAAGGAGCAGTCAGTCCATGATTCTGATGACGATATCCCGTTCTGATACAGCATCAGTTCAAGTAGGACGGTTCATCTCAGAGCGCAGAAAAGATCTGCGTCTGACACAAGATGAGTTAGCAAAGAGGGTCGGCATCAGCCGGCTCTCAATCATCCACATTGAATCTGGTAGGTCGAATGCAAGGATCTCGACAATCGTAGGGATCTTAAATGTATTGAAGGTATGTCTCGAAGCGAGGGAGCAAAGCTATGAGAGACGCGCACCAGGAGATGACAGACAAGCTAATTGAATTGGTAGACGAGGCTGGCAAATGGTCGCCGCCTTGGCATTCGGTTAATCTAACCATGCCGTGCAATGCGAAGAGCAAGAACAATTATCGTGGCTTGAACGTCATGATGTGCTGGCTCACTGCAATGTGCAATGGCTACAAATCCAATCGGTGGGCAACCTTCAAACAATGGACCGAGATGGGAGGTAAGGTCCGGCGTGGGGAGAAGGGGACACAAATTATCTTCTTCAAGACAGAACAGAAGGAAGATAAGAACGGCGAGAAGTATGAGTATATGCTCTCAAAGATCTCCTATGTATTCAATGCTGATCAAGTCGATGGTGAATGCGCCGCCGAGCCGACGCCCCCACAGAGCATAGGCGAAGGCGAGCGCATCCAACTCATCGAGCAGTTCATTAGACATACTGGTGCTAAGATCACGCACAATAGTGGTGGAGCTTGCTATATACCATCACTCGATACAATCCGTATGCCTGACTTCGTGCACTTCAAAGATAGTTACCATTACTATTCTGTTCTCTTTCATGAGTTGGTGCACTGGACAGGATCGAAGGATCGGCTGGATCGCAACCTATCAACCAAGTTCAAGTCCGATGCCTATGCAATGGAAGAACTGGTAGCCGAGATGGGTGCTGCGTTCCTAGCAGCCGAATGGAATATCGCAAACCATACACGCGAGGATCATGCAGCCTATCTAAAAAGCTGGCTTGAGATCGCAAAGAAAGATAAGACGGCACTCTTTACGGCTGCATCACAGGCGTCAAAGGCTGTCGATTTTTTGGAAGAATGCTGGCAAGTGGGTCAGCTTGAAGCTGCGTAAGGGAGATAGATATGTCTAGTGTTGGTATGAAGAATGATTATCACAAGCCGCAGATGCATCTGATAGATCGGACGGCTATGCAATCAATGGCCATTGTCTTGCAGCATGGCGCAGCAAAGTATGGTAAAGATAACTGGAAAGGTGGCATAGAGTTCAGCCGTCTAGTTAGTGCTGCACTGCGGCATCTGTTTGCAATCTCTGATGGTGAGGACATTGATCACGAGAGCGGTGAACTTCACGCTTCGCATGTCATGTGTAACATGATGTTTCTGATCTGGATGATGCAGAACCGTCCAGACCTGGATGATCGTTTCCGCTTTATTCCGAAGCCTACATTCTCGGAAGTCAAGTCTGCATTGGAAGAGCAAGCAGAAGCAGAAGCTCAGAAGATGGAAGACGAGATCAAGGAACTGGCCAAAAAGTTTGCGCCAATCATCAAGGAAGAAAATAACAATCTGTAATAGTGGAGCTGAGTGATGGAAAACATCGAAGATATCTTGGCGCGATACAAGCGGATCCGGCAACAGAATATGCCGAAGCCAGTAGTCATTAATCGTGCATTGGAGTTCCGGCTCAAGGCTATGCAGCCCAAGCTGGTAGACAAGACCAAGTATGTAGTCGATGAAGGCGTCAAGATGAAGATCAAGTATTCTCTTGATAAAGAGAAGGCGGCTTTCCGAGATACACTTGAGAAGTCAAAGATCTCGATTAAGAAGAAGCAGCCGATTGTCATCGAGCATGTCGATGTAGAAGATCCCGTCAAGTTTGCTGACATCATTAAATGGGTCAGTGAGAAAACAGGCTTCACAAAGATGGAGTTGTTCTCGTGCCGCAGGAATAAAGAACTGTGCACGGCTCGGCATCTTGTCTGGCAGCTAGCGCATAAGTTGACATCACTCAGCTACCCACAGATGGGTAAGCTCATGGGCAATCGTGATCATACAACAGTATTGCATGCAATCAGGAAAACGCCTCCTAATCTGCATGTCTATATGGATCAGTTTATGGCTGATCTAAAGCAACAATCCAATGAAGCAGTGGAGGTTAATCATGGGTGAGATGAAGAACCAGGACATTGATATCAATAAGCTCACATTTGAGCGTGACTTTTGGAAAGCAAAAGCGGA